AATCATCCATTTCATAATTGGTTGAGCGAAGCAAGCGCCGTGAGCGCAAATGGTGCCTTTACGTATGTCAGGTTAGGAGATTTGGGTGAAACAAGTGTGTATTATTGTCACCCTAGTGATGGCGTTTATAATATTAATGATGAAAACGCTCTCACCACATCTGCCTATGACTGTTTGCCCAACGTCAACGGGTACAGCGTTGTTATGGACGAAAATAAGATGTTTTATAGGTTTAGTAATAAGGCCAATCGTGTGGAGTTTGATCTCTCAATGGAGCTGATAGATGACGTTGCACTGACTATGTCATCAGCACCACGCAATGAAAAATATGGCGACACGTTACGGTCTTATTTACTTGGGAAAATGAAAGCCAAACAGGCAGACACAGCACGTCTGTCTCATGCCTACGGATTAACATCATATTTGTCCGATCTCCATGCTGTTAAAACAGTTCCCTTCGCAACATGTATTCAAGGTCATCCAGTGAATTTTACATGGTTCGATATCGTCAGATCTAAGTTATGTATTTGGTTAACTCATTTCACCAAAAGTCACATATTGAGATCTTTACGAAATCGGTTAGTTGATACCCGAGTCGCCAATAGACTCGCTCCATGGATGTTTTCAACTATATCGGTACCCACTTATGAGGTATATATGGAACGCTCAGTTGCTACTTGTGGCACTGGGCGCCGAATTAACTACAGCCGCAACCCACGATTTCCGAATGAGGCCACGGCAGTTGATTCCTGCGTTGCTGAACGTGGTCAGTTCAATTCCTGCGAAAACGCCGGAGAACATGCTCACGTCAATCGAGACCCGTGTGTTGAACACGGTGCCGCAGCCATTACCCCACATTGTGAGATCAAGGCTCAAAAACCTGATATCCATACCGATGTTGAATCTACCCCAACACCAAAGCCACGCACTGTCATCGACACAGTTAAAGTGGCCCCAAGAAATTGTACAGTTCCCAATTCCGGTCCCAAAACCATCCGCCGGTCAGCGTATGGTAAATTTGAGGGATTACCTGTCACCCGACCAAATGACGACCATGTTACCAATCCAATTGTGCAATCTGAACTATCAGAAAGTGCAGAATCACTTGGCGCCATTAAACCATCCGTTACTGTCCTCACATACGATCCACGTACTGGAGCTCCTGAGCGCATCATTATCAGCCCAACAGCTGGAGCAGATGAGTGTTTCAACATTCCTAGCTTCATTACAGATAAACTTGGAGAACCCGATTTCGAAATTGAAGACTGCTTGCTCGCAGTTAATGATGTCGTTAATGCCATTGAAAAATTACAACCTAAAAGTTGTGATCGACACGCCATCATTAAATGGTGCCTTGAGTACTTTACTCGTCCCACTGGAAAATGCAGTGATAAGTCCTCTGCGCCTAAAGGCTCTGGCTTATTACCAACAACATCTGTTGGTGCCATTCCAAAATATTACAGGACCATTAGATTTCGAGATTTGGGTATCGCGGTACCCCCTGCACCGCCAAAACATGTTGCGCGAAGCTCGGGAGAGAGCACTGACGTTAGGATTGAACAGGAAGGATGCGAAGGTCAAGAATTTCTTGAAGATAGAAACAAGCGTAAAACAGGGAGATCCACGAAATATTTCTCCAAGAAGCGATGAGTTTCTAAGTATCATCGGCCCGTATATTGCGCAGATTGAGGCTGCCCTTCATGACCACAAAAGCTTAGTTAAAGGATTATCCATGAACCAACGTAACCATAAAATTAGAACGTTGACTGGTTACTCTCATTTTATTGAGACTGACTATTCAAGATTCGACACATCTATTTCCATTGAATATTTAGAACAGGTTGAGTATTTGTTCCTGACAACACCATTTATGTCAGACGAACATTGGCTCTTCCGCCAAGCTCTCAGGATGGCTCACCATACTTTCGGTGTTAGTGACTTGGGTATTAGTTATTCTATACCAGGCACTCGCTGTTCAGGTGATGCCCATACTTCCATCGGCAATGGTCTTATAAACCACTTTAATACGTGGCTTGCTCTGGAACCCCTTCCGGCTGATAGCTGGACATCCTTTCACGAGGGTGATGATGGTATCATAGGTGTCGCTGAGGAATTTATAGATCAGGCCTGCTACAATATGCATTTGATGCCGTCCTTAGGCTTTCAGCTTAAAATGGACAGGCATAATGATCTGACGCAAACGAGTTTTTGCGGCAGGTTTTTGGCTGCAGATAAAGATGTTATAGTGTCTATCTGCGATTTAAAACGAACATTAGCCAAGTTGTATACTAGTTGCAGCGATGGAGACCCCATGTCGTTGATAGTTGCCAAAGCAATGAGTTATTATCATACCGATAAGAATACACCGATTTTAGGCGCTTTTTGCACCACATTAATATCGTTATATTTGCCCTATCTCTCTAAACGTCGAATTGAGAGGGCCATCGGTCATTTGAGGACGGAAATGTATCATCGTTTCAAAAGTCAAAACCTCAAATCATTTTATACTACCAACTATGCTCCGGTGGAACCTTCCGCTGTTAAACGAGCATTGGTCGCATTACGCTGTGGCTATACACCTGCCACACAAATTGCGTATGAACAGTATTATTATAGCTTCTTGCGATTGGGTTATTTGCCCAGCAACATCGACCGCATACCTGAAGGATGGACGCTGGATTATACAGCGCATATTCATGGACCTGTGTCTGATTTCGTTCTTTAATTTATTCAAGGCTTTCACGATCCTTGTCTTAATTCAGTACTTGTAAGATGTGAACTATCGTACTGGGTGACCTACGCCTGTCTGTAAGACGAAGGTGGGGGGCGTGATACCGACGCGAGTTCCC